ACACCTTCACGGCCACCACCAAATGCACCTGGTATACCAAGTGTTGCTGCTGCTTGTTGGTTTTGTCTTATCTGAGCTTGTCTATCAAATTCTGTTAACGTTGCATCTATAACTTGTTGTTGATACGGTGACATGTATGCTGTTGTTTGAGCTGCTGTCATAGGACCTGTTAAACCAGTTGCTGCATCTGCCGCTGTTGTAGCTTTTGTTAGGAAAGGTTGAAATGCTCCAAGACCTGTTGTTGGATCTGTTGCTTGAGTTATAGCTGCTGTTTGTAATGCATCTTGTGCTGCAACTTGTGGTGCAAGTTCAGCCATACCTGCTCTTGTAATGCCAAACTGTTGTGCTTGTGCTTGTCTTTGTGCAAACTGTTCTGCAGTTTCACCTGGTTGTTGAGTTGTTGCTGTAGTAATACTAGGTATACCAGCTTGTCTTGTAAGATCTGCTGCATATGTTTTACCTAATGCTTCTATGTATTCTGGTGGTAATGTTCTTGTTTCTGTTATACCGCCTGTTTGATAACCTGCTCTGCCACCGTTAGCTCTTGCTTCTTCTCTTAAAAATGAGGGAACTTCTCTTCCTCTACCTGCATCTCCGTAAGCGCTTGTGGTTGTATCTATCATCATAGATGCGGGTGGCAAAATATTACGTATTCTACCAATAGGGCCAGCTTCTTTTAATTTTCCAGCATCTTCTTTTAATTCTTTTAATTTACTTGCAACATATTTATCATTTTCTGTAAGTATTTCTATATTACGTTCAGGCCTTGTTCTAAATCCTTCAAAAATTCTACTTGCTGCTATTGGTCTTTCTTTAGCTGTTTCTACTTCAGCCATAAATCTTAATAAACGTTTATTAGCCTGATCTTTCTTTCCTTCATCAGTTTGAAGATATGTAATTAATTCAAAATCTTTTAAAGCTTTACTGTATTCTTCATCTGAAGAAAACATGTCTCTTGTAGGAATTATACCTTTTGAAAATAATTCGATAACTTTAAATTCAATATCTAAATCACTTAATCTTGTTCGATTTTTTAAAGATCCTATGCCTGATCCTGAATTATTTAGTTCTGTTATATCTGCCATTATACTGCTCTCTTCTCTAATTTTTTCATTGTATCATACATCCTTTGTGCTCCTTTTTCAATGCTCCCGTTGCCCGCTCCTCGAACAGCGTTAGCCGTCATTACAAACTCGTTTTTAGATAACATAGCTGGTACGTCATCTGCTTTTTCTTTGATACCCACTGGTACAAAACCACCTTTGTCTCTGTAGTCTCTTTCCATAACTCCTGCTTTATTTGTTCTCATAATACCTGTTGGCATACCACCATCACGAACATTGTATCTTGCAACAAATGCATTTCTACCTGCATCATCTAATGCAGAATACTCTGGGTCAAATTTAAAATAATTATCCATATAAGTTCTCATCTGTGTTCCTACATATTTTTTTCTTTCAGCTAAATACTCTTCCATGGTTTCACCAGGTTCTTGTTCTCTAAAATCTCCTTGAAAATAACTTGCTAATAAAGATGCTCCTGCTGTAATACCACCAGCTGTTAATTGTGCTACAACTCCATCTGGTAGTTTTTTAAGAGTTTTTTTTGCAAATGCTTTTATTCCTGTTTCAGGAATCTGAGGCAACATATTTGTTGGATCTCTAGCCACACCTGATCCTGTATCTGCTGAACCTTGAAACAAATTACTAACTTCTTTTCTAGCGTCACGTCCAAGAGCTTTAGCTCCCTCCATACCTTTTCCAAAATATTCTTCTGTACCAGGTATTTGTTGTGCAGCTTTACCAAAAGCAAAAGTAGCAGCACCTTGTTTAAGTGCATCACTAATACTACCTCTTTGATCAAATCTACCTATACCTCTCATCAACGCTGCAGTTTTAGGTGAAAAAGGTGCAACGAATGGTGCAGCTTTAACTGCAACATCTGCTAATTCATTAGGTATAAGTTTTCTAAATCTATCTTTTATTTTACTACCTAGACCATATTTTTCTCTTGGAATAACATTTGTTATCCCGCCTTTTCCTCGCAATTGTCTTGGCATTTTTGCTCTGTTTATCATATATATGTTATTTGTTTTTTATATTAAAAAGGCAGGGATTACACCTGAATTTATATTATTACTCGTTTTTTACAAGTAAATCAAGACTATGTTGTAACCTCTCTTGGCTTAGATTGTAGGGCCGAAAGGACTACATGTAGTCTATTAG